TCGCTACCATCACTCGTGCTGACGGCACTGTGGAGGAACTTGGCGTTATAGATTACTGGCATGTTAATCCAATCAAGAGAATTATTTGGAGAATTAAAAAATGGCTACATTACTAGTTAACACTGGTCGTGCCATCGTAACTAGCCGTATCAACGGTTCTGGTACAACACCAAGCTATGTTGCTTGGGGTACTGGTGCTGGTACGACTTCTGCGACTGACACAACTTTGTTTACTGAAGTAACTCCTCGTGTTTCAGGCACATCTAGTCAAGTTACAACTTCTACAACCAATGATACCTTTCAAGTAGTAGGTACACAGACTGCAGCAACTGGTGAGACAATTACCAATGCTGGTTTGTTTGATGCTTCTACTTCTGGTAACTTGTTTGTTAAAGGTGACTTTACTGGTATTGCTTTGAATAGCGGTGACAGCATTCAGTTTACATTTAAAGTACAATTTAGTTAATAAATAGGATATTATGGCTTTCGTTCTAGCGGATCGGGTAAAAGAAACTACAACTTCTCCTGGTACAGGCACAGCTACCTTAAATGGTGCTGCGTCTGGTTATCAATCCTTTTCTGCTGGAATTGGAGCCAACAATACTACGTATTACACCATAGCTGACCAATCAGGTACTAACTGGGAAGTTGGTTATGGAACTATCGGGGCAGGCGGTACAACTCTTGCGAGAACTACCGTCCTAGCTTCCTCTAATTCAGGATCACTGGTAAATTTTTCCAGTGGTACACAAGATGTATGGTGTGACTATGCAGCTAAAAAGGCTGCCATTCAAGACTCACTAGGAACAACAACTGTTCCACAATTAGCAACAAACTCTACGACAAGCACAACTCCTGTGTTATCTTTTAATGCGTCTAATTCAAACTACGCAGCAGGTGCATCGGTATCTGGAAGTTATTTACAAACTTTGTTGCAAAACAAATCAGGCACTGCAGGAGCCTCTACCAACTACGTACTAAGTAATGACTTAGGCACGGACTCATCTTATTATGGTGAGTTTGGTATGAACTCTTCTGTATATAGTTCAGGAACTCCTTCTGATTTTTATAGTATTAATAACGGTGTTTATTTCTCAGGACATGACGGTGATATTACTGTAGGTTCTGGTAATGGTTATAAATATTACATGGCTTGGGGCACTACAGGTAACAATGCCCACGTTATTAACGCTTCAGGTGCTCTTGGTTTATCTACCAACTTAGGCACTACTCCTGCTCTTAGCGGTACAACAGGCTATGGTACTTCTGGTCAAGTATTAACTAGTCAGGGAAGCTCTGCTGCTCCTATTTGGACAACACCTGCTACTGGTACAGTAACATCCGTAACAGGTAATGCTCCTGTTGTTTCTTCAGGCGGTACAACTCCTGCAATTAGCATGGCTGCAGCTACCACTTCTGTAAACGGTTATTTAACCTCTACAGATTGGAACACATTTAATAATAAATCTCCTGCAGCAGGCTCTTCTAGTATTACTACTACAGGTACAGTTACTTCAGGCACATGGTCTGCTTCTTTTGGTGCGGTAAGTGGTGCAAACTTAACTTCTTTAAACGGTTCTAATATTTCTAGCGGTACTGTAGCTGCTGCTCGTTTAGGTTCAGGAACTCCTTCAAGCTCTAACTATTTACGTGGTGACGGTACATGGTCTACCGTATCAGCTTCTCCTGCAGGCTCTAACACACAAGTACAATATAACTCTTCAGGCTCTTTTGCTGGCTCTGCTAACTTTACATTTGACGGTACTAACGTTCTTGTAGCAGGTACTGTATCAGGTGGTTCTGATGAGAGACTCAAAAAGAACTGGCGTAGCGTAGTATCTAACTTTATTGAGAAGTTATCTAAAGTTAAAGCAGGTATCTTTGATCGTACCGATCTAGAACTTACTCAGCCTGGTGTGTCTGCTCAGTCATTAAGAGAAGTATTACCAGAGGCCGTTCTTGAAGACGAGAATGGTATGTTATCTGTTAACTATGGCGGTGCAGCATTGTTGTCTGTAATTGAACTAGCTAAGGAAGTAGTTGCTTTACGTGCTGAAATCGAAGCTTTAAAGGCTAAATAATGTTCGGACGATATCCGAATTCTGGTGCTCCTTTTGCAGGATCATCAATACAAAACTTAGCAAAAGCATTAACTGTTTCTGTAACAGCTACTATTAGTCTTTTAGCGACTAAAGTACAACAAAAAGCATTAACTATTAGTTCTACAGCTACTGTAAATATTGTAAAACAAATTAGTAAAATACTTAGTGTATTATCAAGTTCTGTAATTAGTATTGTAAAGTTTGTATCTAAGTTTATTAGTGTATTGTCAAGTTCTACAAGCAGTATTGTAAAGTCTGTTACACATAGTTTAAATGTACTAAGTACTGCAATAGTTTCTTTAGTTCGTTTACCTATTAAGCTATTGGCAGTAACTTCTACTAGTACTGTAACTTATATCAGAGCTATTAATAAAATAATGGCTACTATTACAGACACAGTAATCGTGGTATTAACAGATATTGCACTGCATTTAGTTGCTTTTTCAGTTACTGTGACAGGGTCTCCAGTCATTAAAAAAGCTATTAGTGTCACTAAAACAATATCTAGCACAAGCACAGTAGCTTTAGTTAAATTAATTGGTATTATTAAAAGTGTACTTTCTACTGCTACAGTAAGCATACTTAAAGGTACTTCTAAACTAAAAACATTATCAGTAAGCGTTACAGGGACTGTAAGTTTACTTAAAACTAGATTAGTTACTTTATTTGTCTTTATTAGCGGTACTCCTTTGTATGCTCAATTAAGTGGCATAGTAAACGATGCAATAGTTAACTTAGAGACTATTAACGGTAACATCTCAGGCTATGCTAATGCCTATTACTTGACCCTACAAAAGCAAGTAAACAAAGTTATGACTTTATCTGAGACTGTTATAGCTAGTTTAAGCAAAGCTAGAAACATTGTTTTAACTGTTTTAAGTACTGAAGTTGTGAGCCTTAAAAAGCAGTTAAATAAGATTTTAAGTATTGCTGAAGTAACTGTAGATACTTTAATAACTATCGGTCAGCATATACAGTTATTAGTAGTTAGCGTTACTGCTATTGTAAGCTTAAGAAAGTTACCTAATAAGTTGCTTTTTGTAGCAAGTCATGGTATAATAAGCCTGTTCAAGTTACAGATTAAAACTTTAACAGTCTTAGTAACTGGCTTTACTAGCTTGATAGCTCAGGTTGCTCCCATATTTGGTGCAATCTCCAGTAACGTGTATTATGCTATACAGCGAATCCGCAGTATAGATTTGGTTAAAATTAGGACTATTTTCTTGGACAAAAATAATGGCAAATAGCTTTACATATAAGATAACTAGTGAAAACGAGTTATTTACATTTAACTATAGTCAAGTATTAGACCCTGCAGAGACTATCTCTTCTGCTACATGTACTGCTATTACCCTTAACGGTGTAGACCCTAACCCTTCAGCGATCCTTGTAGGCTCTCCTGTGATTAGCGGTGCTAATGTGTCTCAACGTGTCTATAACGGTTTAAATGAAGTAACGTATCGCTTAGAAATGACAGCAACAACTTCCTATGGTAACGTGTATACAGCCATCGGTGATTTACCTGTTTATACTGCAGATTCTAGCTTAATTTAATATGAGTTATCAACCAACCTACGTAAGAGGCGACTGGAAAGCTTTATGCGGACAGTGCGGAAGGCAGGTCAAAGCCTCTGAACTAAGACAGCGTTGGGACGGCATTATGGTTGATGACCGTTGTTGGGAGCCTAGACAGCCCCAAGACTTTGTAAGAGGTGTTGCTGATTATCAAGCTCCTCCTTTTACTAGACCTGAGCCAGAATGGATTTTTATTGAAATACCACAACAGAACGACAATCTTAAAGTCTGTAATGGGTATGAATTTAACACACAACTTATAGGATAAATTATGGGATATCCATTATTTACAAATAACGCAGCAACAGGATTGGTATCTCCAATTACGTCGTCTGCTACAACACTTACCGTCAACGGTGGTTCAGGAACTCTATTCCCTAACCCTACTGGTGGTAATTACTTTATGATTACCCTGATTAGTTCATCTTCAGGTAACATGGAGATTGTACAATGTACTGCTAGAAGTGGCGATACCTTTACTATTGTCCGTGCTCAAGAAGGTACTACAGCACAAGCTTTTGCTACAGGTGATTCTGTACAGCTTCGTATTACTGCAGGTAGCTTACAGACCTTTGCTAACCCTGTAGTAGTTAATAGCGTTGCTGCAGGTACAGGTATTGGAGTCTCAAGCTCCACAGGTAACGTCACAATTAGCAATACAGGCGTTACTAATATTAATGCAGGTAGTGGTATTTCTGTGTCAGCAAATACAGGTACAGTTACTGTTTCGGCCACTGCACCTACATCAGTACCTAATCTGATTACAACTAACTTTACTGTTCAAGAATCAGGCGGTAAGTTAGTATTTAAATATGGAACTACAGTGATTGCATCACTAGATTCTTCTGGCAACTTTACCACATTGGCTAACGTCAATGCTGCTGGTACACCTTAATTTTAGGAGTTAATTAAACATGGCAACAACATCAATCGGTAGTTCTGGAGTAACCTTTCCAGACTCCACAACACTAGCAACTTCTGCTGGTATTATTCCTGGTACAAAAGGTCAAGCCTTTACTTCTAACGGAACATTTACTATTCCTACTGGAGTTACTGCACTTAAAATTACTGTAGTAGGTGGAGGTGCTGGTGGAAAAAGTGGCGGAGGTGGCGGTGGTGGTGGCGGTGCAGCAATTTCATATTTAACTGGTTTAACATCAGGAAATACACTTTCAGTTACGATTGGTGGTGGTGGAGGTGCTGGGAGTGGGGGTGGTAATTCTACTGTTGCTTCAGGAACACAAACCATTTCAACTATTACTGGTGGAGGCGGAAACTCAACTGGAAGTTCTACTGGGGGTAGTGGTGGAACTGGGTCAGGAGGTACTATAAATATAAAAGGTGGAGGTGGTGGCGGAAGTGCTGGAGAAAGTCAACCATGTAATCAACTTTTTATAGCTGGTACTGGTGGTAATTCTATTTTAGGAGCAGGTGGAAATGGTGATGCACAGACTAATAGTCCAGCAGCAGGCGGTGCTGGCGGAAATTATGGAGGAGGTGGGGGTGGCTCATCTGCTGGTAGTGGTGCTAGCGGTGCACCTGGCATTGTAATTTTTGAATGGTAATAGGATAAATAAAAATGACAACTCAAAACTATTTAATGATTGAAGCAAATGTTGTTACTAATGTTTGTGTATGGGATGGTGATACAAGCACTTGGACACCCCCAGCAGATGTAACAATGCTAGTACAAGCTACAACCCCAGCTATGGTTTGGGAGTTAAATGCTGATAAAACTGCTTATGTATTGGCTGAGCAACTCGGTGCTGGTTCAATTGGCTTTACTTGGAATGGTACAGTTTTAACTACTAATGAACCACAACCAACTATTCCTGTTCAGCCTAAAACAACTGGAACAATATCAGCATGATTGTTGTAAATCCTAAACACTCTTTTACCTACGATGGTGCACAACTTAATGTGTACCATGCCGATAAAGGACAGGGTTTACCTAGTCATAGTCATACTTTTTCTCATGCAACTATGTGTAATAGCGGTTCTTGTTTAGTAAGTCTTGAAGGTCGTAGCTACACAATCAACAAAAATAGCCAACCTTTAAATCTTCCTGCTGGCGAATGGCATGAAATTGAAGCATTAGAAGATGGCACAGTATTTGTAAATGTATTTGCTGAAGGAAAATATTAAATGTCAGACCTGCTTGAAAACAGGGTAGTACGTCTTGAAGTCCGAACAGACAATCACGAAGAAGATATTAAAGAGCTTCGTGAAAGTACTTTGGACTTAACAAGTACTATGCACTCTATAGAAAAAAACTTATCGCAGATTAAGTACCTAGCTATTGGTGCTCTGGCTGTTGTTCTTGCACAAACTGTAGGCTTAGATAAAGCCCTTAAAGTTATTTTTGGAACCTAATTATGTCTAGTACTTGCTATGTATATGAACACATTCGTAGCGATACGAATAAAGTGTTTTACGTAGGCAAGGGAAAAGATAAACGTGCTTATAGTAAACACCATCGTAATCAATATTGGAATAATATTGTTAATAAAGCTGGTGGATTTATAGTCTCTTTTATTGCTACAGATTTAGACGAAGAACTTGCATTATTGCTTGAAATTGAACGCATAGATCAATTAAAACATCTTGGCTATACTTTGTGTAATATTACTAAAGGTGGCGAAGGCACTTCAGGTTACAAACATACTGAAGAATCTTTAAAAAAGATTAGTAAAGCAAGTAAGGCTTTTATGACTGGCAAGAAAATGTCTAAAGAGTCTATTGAAAAAATAGCTCTTACTAAAACAGGTACAACGTTATCTGAAGAAACTAAACAAAAAATTAAAGTATCTTTACTTGGTAATAAAAGAGCAGTAGGGAATACAAATAGATTAGGTAAAAAACATTCTGATGAAACTAAACGTAAAATATCCGAAACTAAACGGAATAAAGGATTAAAATGAGTTCTGTTTTTACTGTGACGAGAGACCAAATTATTCAGCTTGCTCTACGCAAACTAGGCGTACTTGAGCTTGGTGATACTCCTGATGCAGCTACTACTGCTAATGCTTCTTTAGCTTTAAATCTTTTAGTTAAGCAAATGGCTACTAAGGGTTTAAAGATATGGAAAGTTAATGAATTATATATTCCTATTGTTAACGGTCAAACAGTATATTCTATTGGGCCTGCTTCATTAAATCCTTCTACAGATTTAGACACTGCAAAGCCTTTAAAGGTTATTCAAGCATGGTTACGTCAATACAACGTTAACCCTCCTATTGATACCCCTATGCAGTTACTAAGCAAACAAGAGTATGACACACTTGGTTCTAAGTTCTCTACAGGCGTTGCTAACTCTGTGTATTGCAACGTGCGTCAGAACTGGAGTGACTTGTATGTCTATTTAACTCCTGACCAAAATGCTGCTTCACAATACAATCTTTACTTTGTATGTCAACAGCCTATGGACGATGTTAATACAGGTAGTCAAGTTCCTGACTTTCCTTCTGAGTGGATGAATACTTTAGTATGGAACTTAGCAGACCAATTAGCTATTGAGTACAGCGTACCTGCTAACCATCGTGCAGAGATTGCAGCACGTGCTAAGATGTATCAAGATGATCTTAATGATTGGGACGTTGAAGCTACTTCTACATTCTTTCAAGCTGACCTTCGTATGGCTAACGTAACTTTTGGAAAACCTAACTAATGCCTATTGTTAGAATACCTCTGTCTCAACCAATCGAAACAAGAAATGGCTATTTAAACACAGACTCTAAATGTGTTAATGGTTATTTTGAGATGACTAACGGCAAGCGTGAGTTTGTCAAGCGTCCTGGTACATCTACTTTTGTTACTACTCCTGCAATGCCTGTAGGACAAGGACAAGGATTGACCTTATTTAAAGGTAATCTATATGCAGTAGTTAATAATGTTATTTATAAAATTAATCCTAATACAGGTGCTACAACAACTGTAGGGACAATGACAGGTCTTGTTAATGGTGGCTATGCTACTTGTTACTTTGAGCAAACTCTTAATAATACTTATTTATTTGTACACAACCAAGTAAATGGCTATACCATCAACGGTAGCACAGGTGCTTTTAAACAAGTTACTAATGATTCTATTGCTGGCGTTACTATCCTTACTGGTGGTTCAGGTTATTCTAGCGATGTGACTGTTAACATTTCTCCTCCTGCTGTAGGAACTCCTGCTTCAGGAACTGTTCAGTTAACAGGTGGTGTAGTTACAGGAGTTACTATTACTAACGGTGGTGCAGGTTATACACCTTACGATACCATTACTTTTACCTTTTCAGCCACCACAGGTTCAGGAGCTACTGCCTCTGCTAACCTCAATGGTTTTCCTACAGGCTCTCTTGTTTCTGGTGCTTGTTATTTAGACACCTATACTGTTATTGCTAGTCCTGACGGTCAAATTTATACATCTAACCCTAATGACCCTACGACTTGGAATGCTTTAAACTACATTACTGCCGAAGCTGAACCAGACGCTTTAGTAGGCATTGGTAAACACTTAAACTACATTATTTCTTTTGGACAGTGGTCTATTGATTGGTTCTATGATGCAGGTACATATCCAGGTTCCCCTTTGGCAGTTGCTGCTCCTTACCATATTGAGCTTGGCTGTGCTAACGGAGATTCTATCGTTAGTTTTGAGAACATTATAGTCTGGGTAGGTACTTCTAGAGATGCAGGCCCTTCGGTCTATGCCATCTCAGGAACAGCCCCTACAAAGCTTTCTACACCCTTTATTGACCGTATTTTACAGAACAGTACTTTAGCTGATATTAGGGCTTATTCTTTACGTATTAATGGACATACATTTTATGTCTTGACATTAGCTGATTTAAATGTTACAATAGTATACGATGTAAATGAAAAGGTTTGGACTCAATGGACTATGTGGGCTATTGGAGACGTAGGTTCAGGTGTTCCAGGAATCTATGCTGAACAGTACTTCCGTCCTAGCTTCTTTACACAGATTAGCGATACTTATTATTTGTTAGATGACGATAATGGCACACTATACACGATGTCTGATCATGTGTACAATGATTCTGGTGCTCCTATTTATTATCGTACTGTAACAGATATTATTGATGGTGGTACTACTAAGCGTAAGTTCTTTGGTCGTTTAGAGATTGTAGGAGATAAAGTCCCTGCAGTTATGAACATTAGACATAGTGATGATGACTACAAAAACTGGTCTCCTTATCGTGCAGTAAACTTAAATAAGACTCGTCCACAAGTGTACCAAAGTGGTGCAGCACGTCGTAGAGCATGGGAGTTCCTGTGTACAGATAGTCAGCCTTTGCGTCTCTTAGCAGCCGAGGTTGACTTTGATATTGGTGAGTTGGAAGAAAGTGCTCCTACGGAGTTACAATATAGGACTTAATAATGATTACTTATCAGGTAGAGAAATATTCAGATGTAGTTCCTGAATTAGCAATTCTCTATCCTGAGCATTATGAAGAAGTAGAAGCACCTGTAGCAAACAATGAAACACTTGATCTTGACTGGGATCAATATAAGAATTTAGACAATGCTGGAATGATTCAGCTTGTCACATGTAGAAATGATGGAGAATTGATTGGTTACATTCTCTATATTATATCTAGACATCTACATGTAAAGACTTGTTTAACTGCTTACGAAGATATTTACTTCTTACGTAAACAGCATAGAAAAGGTAGGACAGGCATTAAACTGTTCCAATTCGCTGAACAGTCTCTTAAGAGCCTGCATGTTAATAAAATACTCTGTTCTACAAAAGTACATCAAGATAATAGCAAGTTATTTGAGTACTTAGGATACAGATTCGTTGAAAAGCTATTTAGCAAATATATTTAAGGAGTTCTCATGGGTGGCATAGTAAGTTCAATCTTTGGTGGTGGCGGTGGAGGCGGTGCATCAGCACCTGCAACTCCTCCTTTATCTACATACGATCCTTTTTCAGCAGTTGGGACAGGAACTTCCACAGGTAGTACAAGTGGTCGACAGTGGGCTGCTAATAATTTATATAGCATGATGACTGATCCTAGTTCTGTGTTGTCTCAGCCTGGTTATCAACAAACTTTAGCACAAGGCGTAAATACTCAACAAGCTGCTGGAGCTGCTTCAGGGACATTACAATCAGGTGCTCAATCGGCTGCTTTGCAAGGTTATGGTCAAAATATTTTTAATCAATACTATAATCAACTTTATAACCAATATGGTACGTTGTCAGGAGCTACTACTCAGACTCCTGGCTCTGCTACACAAGCTCAGTATAGCGGTCAAGTACAAGCTGCGACTTTACAAAATCAGATTCAACAACAGAATGCACAAACAGGTATCTTTACTACTGCTTTGTTAGGCGGTGCTTTATCTAAATCTGGTCTTTTTGGCGGTAGTAGTTCTCCTGCTGGATATGATATGTTTGGAGGCGGTGGTGATCTTACTACACAATTAAGTGGAAACGCTGACATGAGCATGATTGATTACGCTGCTGCGTTATAAGGATAAAATATGGCAGACTTCGCCTCATCAGCAGTAGCTGGTTACGAATTAGGAAGTAAAATTGGTACAGACATTGCTACAGGTAATATCCTGCGTGATGCCTATGCTGGTCAAGACGTATCTACTTTAACTCCTGAGCAAAATCAACAATCATTAGTTAAAGCTTCTATGCTTGCTAAGCAAAAAGGCTTAGACTCTGTAGCACATTCTTTTCAAAAACAAGCTAGTGAACTAAGCGAAGCAGCAGGTAAAGAACAATTAAGTAAACTTACTAATCAACTTAAAAGTCTTGATGTTGGTTCACGTATCGCTAAGAATGCACAGACTCCAGAAGACTTGTACGGTGCTTTAGATGCTGCTGGTTTAGATACCAACACTAAGATGATTCTTCGTGGTCAGCTTAAGCGTTTTCAAAAGCCTGATGGTACTTTTGATATGGCAGGTGCTCGTAAGATGGTTACTGACCTTGGTACTTCTGAAGCACAAGACTTAAATGCACAGCTTAAAATGATGGGTGCTGAAGAGCGTGTACGTCATAATCAAGTTATGGAAATGATTGGTTTAGATCGTGTACGTAACGCTGCAGGTAAACAAGGTGGCCTTAAGCCTGCTAAGGGCTTTGAAGTTAAAGGTACTGAGTCTGTGTTGAAATCTATGTTTGGTAAAGAGATGGTTGATTCCATGTCTGACGAAGACTGGACAGCAGCAGCTACTAAAGTAGAAGGCAGAGCACGTCAAATTGCTAAGTCTGAAGGTGTTGACTTAGAAGACGCTAAAGACCAAGCCATCAATGAATTGTTTAAACCTACTGAAAAGAGTAAGTGGTTTGGTTTATCTTCTGATGTAGGCTATTCATACGACAAGGGAACTCCTAAGTCTCCAGCACCTACTGCAACTAAAGAAGCTACTAAAGAAGCACCTAAAGATAAACAAACTAAATTTAAAGAAGGCCAAATCTATACAGACGCTAAAGGCAACAGAGCTATGTATAACAATGGTCAGTGGGTTCCTGTAAAATAAATTAGGATAATATGGCATTCGATCCAAGTACTGCTAGAGAAGACACAACAGTCTCCTCTTCGTTTGATCCTTCTACAGCTAAGCCAGTAGAAGAGGCAGCACCTAAAAGAGATGTAAAAGATATTCCTGCTATGCTTAAATCTTCTAAAGAAGAGAAGCAAGCTGCGTGGGATAAAAAAGATTTTATGGGTGAGCTTGGGAAATCCCTGAGCACGTTCTCCTTGGCTGAAGCTAAAGAGAAATCTATGATAGCCCCTATATCAGAGTACCTACTTAGATCCACTATGGGTGGAATGATGCCTGGTGTTGAGAAGATTAAAGCTACTGATCCTTTAGCTCTTGAACTCCAAGGTGGTTTAAAACGTATTGGTGAATCATTGATGAACCCTGCTGAGTCTGCTCGTAACATGGCTAAGAAAGCTAACGAGAACCCAGGTGCTTTTGTTGGTGATTTGATTAAGTCTTTTGCTTATGACCCTGAGTTATTAGGCATGGGTAAAGTAGGTCAATTAGCTGCCACAGGTGCTGATATAGGTACTGTAGCTAAGGCTGCTAGAACTACTTACAATGCTGCTAACACAGCTACACAGTTCGGTACTGTCGCTACTGCTGCAGAGGCTGCTAGAGCTGCTAACGAAGGCCGTCAAGTTAACCCTGCTGAACTTGCACAAGTTGCTTCTGATGCTTTCAATACTGCGTTGTTGTTTGAAGCTGGTAAGACTGTATTAGGTGCTGGTACTAAATTTAAAGACCAGTATGCTAAAGACCTTGAGAAGGTCAATAAGATGGAAGCTGCTGAGGCTACTAAAGCTGAAGCTGCAAAGGCTGCTGAGCAGGCTAAGATGGATGAGTCTCAGGCTCTCCTTGATAAAATTAAACGTAAGAAGTTACTGGCTGCTGAACAGTCAGATATTCCTTTTGCTACTTCGGTTGAAGAGATTGCTGCTAGACGTGCTGCAGAGAGTCCTCAACGTGACCTCTTTGCTGGTGGTCCTGAAGATGTAGCCCCTGCTGAACGTGTTACTCCTTTGACTGAAAGAGGCACAGGAGAAAAAGGTGGTGAGCTTCCTACTGGTAAAGCTTTAGAACTTACTGAAGGCGGTAAGCTACGTGAAGTTAAGCCTTTACCTCCTACAGAGATCCCTGTAGTAGAAAAGACTTCATTAGAGTCTGCTGTTGATAAATTAGCTGAAGGTAAAGCCTTCGACATGACTGCTACTGAAAAGGTAGCATGGAACAAAGCTAAGGCTACTGTTGAACAGTTTGAGCCTGAGTTTGATAAGCTGTCTGATCGTCAAATCTCTGAGAAGATGATGGATCGTCAATGGGTACAAGATGCTATTGACAAAGCTAAACAGATGGACCAGATGTATGCTGAGATTCAAAAGCGTTCTGCTGCTGAGCAAGACATCAAAGACATGCAGGTTAAACGTGATAAGCTTGCTGACAGTCTTGATACTCTTGAAGAACAACTACGTCAAGAACGTCCTGATGCGTCTCGTAAGACCCAAGGTCCTAAGACTAAGGCTGCTAAGTTATCTGCTGTTGAAGAAGCTTGGGTTAAGAACCAGGCTGAGAAGGGCGAGTGGTCTTACCTGCGAGCAGGCTTTACTCTTGAAGATGCTGTACAGGCTGCTAAGCGTGTCCTTAAAGGCGGTGAAGACTTTGAAGCTAACGTAGAGAAAATCCTTGATCAGTTCGGTGAGACTGCTGCTAAAGCGTTTATGGCTGCATATCAAGAAGTTAAGAACGGTGAGTCTATTAAGACTGCTGATAAGGTAACTACTAAATTATCTGACATTGAAGACCGTCTCTTCCAAGTAGATACTTTCTCTGATGCAGAGAATACAGTGCTTCGTCAGAACGCTGAAGCTGCTAAAGAAGCTGGTCTTACTAAAGAATACAAAGATGCTATCCTCGATAAAGTAGCTAAAGGCATGGATATTGATCCTAAGCAAGAAGCTGTTATCGATAAATTCTTTACTCCATTAAAACAAGAAGCTGATCGTGTCTACGCTGAGATCAAGAAGATGACTCCAGAAGACGCTGAGAATGCCATGGAAGAATATGGCCTAGGTCGTCTTGCTACTCACAAAGGTAAGTGGAAAAACTTTGTAGATGGCTTAACAGGCGGTGACTTCGGAGGCTTTGGTACATTCGGTAAGAAGCCTTCTGCTATGAAGGGCCGTACCATCTTTGAACACAACGGTAAAATTATTTCTGTTAATAGCGATGGTTCAGTCTTTGCATGGAAAGATAAAGTACCTGAAATGATTGGTACTACTAAGTCTCGTCTTAAAGCTGGTGATGAGTTTAAAGGGATGGAAGTTAAAGACGTAGCTGACCAACGTGACATTGAAAAGAACGTTGATGGTGTTACCTATGCTGATCCTTTCTTTGCTCAAACAGTTAAGCTGGGTGAGCTAAAGCGTTACGCTGAACAGATGAAGGCAATGGAAGAGATTAAGAACTCTGACATCTTCAAGTCTATGTCTCGTAAAGAAGGTGAAGTAACTCCTGCAGATTACAGACCTATTACTAATCCTCAATTAGTCCCACAACTTCGTGGCTATTCTTTTGATCCTAAGCTTGCTGAAATCTTTGAAGATTACCTTAAGCCTCAAGTAGCTCGTGGTATGCCTGCTCAGGTTTTAGAAGGTATGTCAGGCTTAGCTGTTAAGTCATTCATGCTTAACCCTATTCCACACATCGGTAACGAGGTAGCTCACTACTTCGTAGGTCGTGGTCTCTTCTCAGGCTGGGTAAATCCTAGAGGCTTAGCTGAGCTTGCTAACATGCCTGAGTCCTTTAAGTCTGTATTAGAGCAAGATGCTTTCCAGCTTGAACTGGCTCGTAGCGGTGGTGCTTTAATGTCTATGCGTCTACGTAATGATAACTGGATGCAAAAGATGTTCAGAGAAGAGCTAAAGATTGCTGATAAGAACGGCAGCATTAAAGACTTAGCTGCTTCTATCGGTATGAAAGCTACAGACTTGTTGAACAAGATTTCTGAGAAGTCTAACACAGTAATGTGGACTACTCGTGATGCTCTCTACACTAGCATGATTAAAGAACGTATGGGTCGCTACGGTGAAGACATGCGTACTGCTATTGCTCAAGTAGAGAAGTTCATGCCTAATTACCGTCTACCTTCTCGTGTCGGTATGGATAACATTGCAGGCCGTGCTGTAAGTACTTTAATGCAAGACAGAGCTTTAACAGTGTTTAGCCGTTACCACTATGGTATGGTTAAAGCTATTTCTGAAGCTGTTAAAGACTTAGGTACTCAAGGCAAGCGTTTAGAAGGCTTAGACCACATGGCAGCCTATGCTGCAGGTTTGTTTATTCTTTATCCTTTGGTTGATAAGATGTATCAGGCAGTCTTTGGTGATGATGTTAAAGTCAGACGTGCTGGTGGTTTCCACTTGTTGTCTGCTCTAGGCTCTGTGGCTGCTGGTGAAAAACGTCCTGAAGCTGTTGTATCTAGTTTGGTAACTCCTTCTCCTGGTTTAACTACTGCAGCTAGTATAGCTACTGGTAAAGATTGGTATACAGGAAAAGAGATTAGAACTCAAGGCGATACAATGTATAATCAAGCTAAGGACACTGCTAAGTATTACTTAGGTAAACAGTTGCCGATGGGAGGTGCTGTAGACCTTGCTCAAGGTAAAAAGCCTGTAAGCAAGTTTGCTCTAGCACAGTTGGATATTGAACAAGAGACTGAAGCTGATAAGAAGCGTAAAGAACTTGCTAAAAAGATCCAAGCTCGTAAACTCAAAGCTCGTCAAAAGTTACGTAGAAAAGAAGAACAATGAAAATATTAATCATTGACCAATCAGGCTGTGGTTGTGGTCTTTCCTTTGCACTTCGTAGTCAAAACTATGGACACGAAGTTAAGATGTTTATTCGTCATAACAAAGACGGTAGCCGTTCTGAAGTAGGTGATGGTGGTCTTGTTAAGCGTGTAAGCAACTGGGAAGATCACATGAACTGGGCAGACCTTGTGTTCTGCACAGATAACCTATTTTATATTCATGCCTTAGAGCGTTATCGTGATAAAGGTTATCCTATCTTTGGCCCTTCTATTGATACTAATCGTTGGGAACAAGAACGTGACCATGGTGAGAAGATTCTAAACCTTGCAGGAATTAAAACTATTCCTAGCCGTACCTTTGAGAACTACGATGATGCTATCAAGTTTGTTACTGAAAACCCTCGCAGGTTTGTGTCTAAGCCGATTGGTGATGGTGACAAAACGTTGTCGTATGTTGCTAAGTCGGCTGCTGATATGATCTACATGCTCATGCGTTGGAAGAAAAAGAATTCCTTTAAGGGTAAGTTTATCCTTCAAGAGTTCCGTCCAGGCATTGAGTTTGGTGTAGGTGGTTGGTTTGGTCCTGGTGGTTTCTCTAAACATTTCTGTGAGTCTTGGGAACACAAGAAATTAATGGATGGTGAGCTTGGTGTTACTACAGGCGAGCAAGGTACTATTGTTCGTTATACCCAAGAATCTAAGCTTGCAGATGAGATGCTTAAACCATTAGAGGACATGCTACATGGATTGGGATACACTGGTTATATTGATGTTAATTGTATTGTTGATAAGTCGGGGCAGGCATGGCCTTTAGAGTTCACAATGCGTCCAGGATGGCCTTTATTTAACATTCAGTTAAGCCTGCACAAAGGCGATCCTGCTCAGTGGATGTTAGATCTTATTAACGGTGAAGACACTCTCAAGGTATCAGATAAGATTGCTGCAGGTGTTGTAGTAACTATTCCTGACTATCCGTTTAGTCATATTACCAAAAAAGAGAACTCTAACTATCCTATTTGGGGTATTGATATGGACGATGCTGTTACTGATGTTCACTTGTGTGAAGTACAGTGGGGCAAAGGCCCTGCAATGATTGATGGTAAGCTTAAGATGAATGAGCCTATGTTTGTTACTGCTGGTGACTATGTGTGCACAGTAGTAGGCTTAGGTGATTCTATTGAGGATGCTCGTGAAAAGGTTTACGGCACTATTAAAAAGAAGATTGAGATTCCTAACTCTATTGCTTACCGTACAGACATTGGTGAGAAAGTACAAAAGTGTTTACCAGACTTGCAAGCTGCAGGTTACGCTGAAGGAGTAGAATGTGGCAACGACTAATGCTAATAATTTACCTCCGATACCCCAAGACCCTAT